GGGGGAGTTTCCTGGGTCGGACAGGGGCGGGGGAACTCCCTCACCCACCTTTTCCTCAAAAAGCCTTTTAGCCTGATCCTGTCAGAAAAAAATCGCAAAAGAGTTTTTCAAAGAGAAAAGAGAGAAAAGAACCAAAAGAGAGAATAGAGAAATAGATAAATAAATAATTCTTGGAGATAGAGTATATAAGAATAGGATATATAGCTTAATATTAAGAATGCTTGGTATTAAGAAATAGAGAGATATTCCTTCTAAAGATTATCGGAATATATATAATATATTATAATATATAGAGTTATTAAGGGGGGGGGATAGAGTTATTAGAGAAAAGGAAAGCGCATCCGATACCGATGGGGGAAGTGGTAAGGAATGCGCTATGTCCATGTATAGGGAATTAACATATGGAATTATAGCATAAGAGGTGTTTCCGAAACAAGAAAAAAGTTGAGAGTATTGACAATGTAATCTAATAGTGGTATTGTTAATACAGAGGGGGCGGGGAAAGCCCCGAAAGAAAGGAAAAACAGATGTCAACAGAAGCGAAGAAGAGGGCAAACCGAAAGTATGCGGCAGCCAACACCGTACAGAAGAGCTTACAATTCAACCGCAATACGGATGCGGACATTATCGAGTACCTGGGAACGGTCGGTAATCTGTCGGGGCTGATTAAAGAACTACTCCGTGAGAGAATGGCGAAAGACGGATTTGGTGCTACCAATGAATCGGTCAAGCCCGAACCCGTTAAGCCTGATCCGAAACCCGACATCAAAGAGAAGCTGAAAGCGAAAGGAATCACGTTATTATGAAACGAGCGGTAATATACACACGAGTGTCTACGGACAAACAGGAAAAAGAGGGATATTCGTTGCCGGAACAGGAAAGATTGTGTCTGGCTGCAATCCAGAGTAAGGAATGGGAATACGTTTCGACATACTCGGACACATGGTCGGGCGCAACGATGGACAGACCGGGCTTACAGGAACTGTTAACCGACCTTAAAAGCGGTCTGTTCGATGTGGTAGTCATTTACAAATTGGACAGATTATCGAGAACACAGAAAGACACGATGGCGATCATCGAAGATTTCCTTTGCAAGCACAACGTGGGCTTACTGTCCTTATCGGAAACACTTGACACCACGACACCGTTTGGCAAGGCGATGATTGGAATACTGTCAGCCTTTAATCAGCTTGAGAGGGATAACATCAGATACCGAACCATGATGGGCAAACAAGCGAAGAAAGAAAAAGGCGGATTTTTAGGCGCATCAATGCTGACGGGATATAAGTATGCCGGAAACGACAAAGTTGAAATAGACGAAGAGAAAGCCGAATACGTGCGGATGGTATTCAAGATGCGTAACGATGGTGCGACATTAGACAAGATAGCCCGAACCGCAAACGAAAAGGGAATGACCGGGGGAAATGGCGGTAAGCCCACCGCACTACAGGTACGGAATTTACTAAATAACGCATCTGCTTATGCACTCGGAGAATGGCACACTTGCGGAATTGTTATGAAAGTACCCAAAATAGTAGACATAAAAGACGTACCGCCGTCTTATATGCCCGTACCCGTCAAACAGACGGAGCGCAAATTAGCGGAACTTGGAATAGTGATGGATTAAGACACAGAGTGTCGGACAGGAAATACTTGTCCGGCACTTTATTTTTTTATCAGGAGGACTTATGGCAAACAGAATAAGAGAGGATATGGCTGCCCGAAAAGAAGCCATCGGGCAATCGATAAAAACGGCGCAGATGGTCGCATCACTACCAAAGAACGAGAATTGGATGTTTGATGCTGCCTACGTTAGCGAACTGATACGCAAACTGATTGATTTGTGTGCGGAAAACGGAATCATACCAACGGCTAATCTTATGGCATCTGCACTCGGAGTACCCAGAGAGCGGGAAACGGACGTGCGTATGGAGAGAGTACCGTGCAACCCCGATGTAGCGCATCTGTTAAAAGAGTATTTCAAGCTATGCGAGAACACAACGGTACAGGCATCGCTTGACGGGTCCGCAAACAACATAGCGACTATCTTCTTAATGAAATCAATGTACGGCTATCAGGAACAACCGAAAGAGATTGTTGTTACGCATAACTACAACAAACTACTTGGCGACCGCAAGGACCCCGAAGCGATTGCGGCACGTTATGCAGAATCCATGGTTATCGATGTAGACAGTTCCGAATTAAAAGAGATAGACGAAACTGCGATACCCGATATGGCATCGCTTCCGGCGGGAGTGATAGACAAAACCAAAAAAATCAAGCTTGTAGACGAAAACGGCGAGGAAATAGTAAATGAATTACGAACTGACGGCTAATCTTATACTGAAAAAGATACAGAGCGGTCGTATTGACTACGGACCCTTTGAAGATTTGTGGCAGATAATGCTTAATTGCAACGACCAAGACCTGGCGCATCGGATAAACGTGGCTTTGCGTAAGGAAATCGGACGTGCCATGAAGAGTGCGGGGGAGTTTGCCGGAAAATTCTACGACCTTTACCGCAGATCATTGTTGTTTGATGCTCCGAACTACCTCGATTCGTATCTTTTATACATCGAAATCGACCGACCGCTTGAAGAGAGATTCTATCAGACACGGCGAAACACGTTAAAACCGATTGTAGATGCCCTACAAGCCCTTGCAGACGATGAACTTGACGAACTATTCGTTGCACAACCGCCCCGAACGGGCAAAACATCGCTTATGGCATTTGCTATGACGTGGCTTATGGGCAAATATCCGGGCAAACCGAACCTGTATTCGTCATATTCTGACACAATCACACGTTCTTTCTACAATGCGGTATACGAAATCCTTACGGACAAAGAAACATACCTCTTTACAGACGTGTTTCCGCAGAGAGCGAAGATAAAAACCAACGCAGCGGATGAAACCATCGACATCGGACGTAAGAAACACTATCCATCACTTACCTGTCGTTCAATAGACGGCACTCTTAACGGTGCTTGCGATGTTGACGGGGGCTTTGCAATCGGTGACGACTTTGTTTCAGGCTACGAAGAAGCCCTGTCCAAAGACCGAATGATTAAGTTATGGGGTAAAGTATCGAATAACTACATTTCCCGTGGCAAGGCAACCACGAAATTCATATGGGTTGGTACAAGATGGTCGAATCTTGACCCAGAGGGAATGCGCCTTGACCTGTTGGAGAACGGTTCGGAGAACAAAAGCCGAAGATTCAAGGTTATCAATCTGCCCGCTTTGGACGAAAAAGACCAAAGCAATTTCGATTATCCGTTTAAGAAAGGCTTTTCAACCGCTGCATACAAACAGATAAGAGAGAACTTCGAGCGAAATAACGACATGGCATCTTGGCTTGCACAGTACATGGGAGAACCTATTGAGCGAGAGGGAACATTGTTCACACCCGATGATTTCCGATATTACAACGGCGAACTGCCACCCGGTCAGCCCGACAGGGTATTTATGGCGGTGGACCCCGCCTACGGCGGTGGGGATTTCGTTGCATCGCCCGTGTGTATGCAGTACGGCGACCTTATTTATGTGCCTGGAGTGGTTTATAACAACGGCGACAAGTCGGTAACGCAACCGATCATCGCATCCGTGGCGAAAAAATACGGTGTTTCTGCGATACAGGTGGAAGTAAACAAGTCAACCGAACCATATAAAGAGGGCATCGGTGATGAATTAAAGAAAATCGGACATAAAGTGACGTTATTCAGCAAAAATTCATCCTCTCCGATAGCCAAAACGCAGAAAATCTTTGAAAAAGCCCCTGACATAAGGGAGCATTTTGTGTTTTTGGATAGTGGAGTGCGTGACAGGGAGTACGCAAAGTTCATGGAGAACGTATTTTCTTTCAAAATCAACCTGTCAGACAACCAAAAAAAGAAGCAACACGATGATGCGCCGGATAGTCTGGCACAAGCCTGTGATTATCTGTTCGCAAAGAGCATCAAGTTTACCATATTCAACCGACCATTTTAACAATATATAGTATATGTGGATAACATAAGGGTAGAAAATATCTTGATTTTGTGTTATGCAGAAATTGAATAGACATATTGTTTCCTTATTTATCAACATTATTTGTTTCATACCCCCGTGGGGTGGCACATTGGATGCTGCCCCACAGAACCTAAAGGAAGTACCATGAGCATAGTTGTAAACAATCAGTTCGTCAGTTTCGGAAGAACACCGATTTATTCCCCCTACAAAGAAGTAACAAGGGATAATCTTATCGATGTTTTGCGTAAAGCTATTCCTTTATTCGAGAAAAACGCATCCGAAAGTGACTATTTATACAATTACTATAAGGGCAATCAGCCTATTCTTTATCGGGAAAAGACAGTAAGACCCGAAATAATGAATACAGTAGTCGTTAACAGGGCATACGAAATCGTCACATTCAAGACAGGACGATTCTTATACAAGAACATTCAGTATGTTAACCGTGGTGACGACAAGATGAACGAGGTAAATGAGTTAAATTCGTTCATGTATGCTGACGGAAAAGCCGGAAAAGACCGAGAGTTGGTTGATTGGATGCACATTACAGGTTCTGCATACCGCTTTATCACGGATGCAAGTGCCGAAGAGGGTGTGCCGTTCCATTCATACACATTGGACCCACGAAGAGCCTTTGTCGTATATTCCGACACGGTTGAGAAATACCCGCTTTTAGGTGGATATTTCACCGAAAACATCAACGATGCCGGGGGTATTGAGAAAATCTATACCATCTACACCAAAGATACGGTCTACACAGTAATAAATTACGAAATAAAGGACGAACAGGTGCATATGTTAGGTGATGTTCCGATAGTGGAATATCCTTGCAATTATGCACGTCTGGGATCATTTGAGGTTGTTCTTGAGCTTCTTAACGCAATAAACACCGCACAGAGCAATCGTCTTGATGGTGTAGAACAGTTCATACAGGCACTTCTTGTATTCAAGAACCTGGATGTAACAGATGAACAGATACAGACATTACAGAAAATCGGTGCTATCTGCATTCCGAGTGATAGTGACGTTGAATATCTTGCACAGGAACTCAACCAAAGTCAGACACAGACATTAGTGGATGATATGTATCAGGCGGTACTTACAATCTGTGGTATGCCAAACCGCAACGGCGGTTCTTCCACGTCTGATAACAAGGGTGCGGTAGTTCTTCGTGACGGATGGAGTGCGGCTGCAACGGCGGTCAAGGAAACCAAACAGTATTTTGAAGCAAGCGAACGCAGAATGCTCAAAATGGCACTTAAAGTGTTCAATATATACAGAGATGCGGTTGAAAGCGAAAGGGATGAATTAAGCCTTTCAGACATCGATATTCACTTTGATGAGGGCGAATATGAGAACACATACGAAAAAGCACAAGTTCTCACAATGCTTCTTTCAAATGATTGGGTACATCCACGACAGGCTTATGAGTTCTCGAATATTTCATCCGACCCCGAAGCGGCATACGCACAGGGTAAACTGTATCACGAAGAACAGGAACGCAAGTTAGCAGAGGAATTGACAGACGATGTACGAATACACGGACAAGATTCTGAATTACCTGAATAAATACTACATTCGGGAGTTCCGCAGAATAAAAAGTGTTCTGTTGTTTGATAGCCTAAATAAGCTTGAAAAGGCGGTAGATACTTGTTACGACCGCATATACAAGGAAACACGCAAACGATATAAGCAAATAGGCGAACATTACTACGATCAAGAGGACAGTTACATAAACTACCTGTGGGTGGACAAATTCTTAAATGGATTTGACCCACTCACGGGATATGTATTCACCAATGAAACAGACCGAAAGAGGGCGAGAGCCTTTGAAGAAATAGCGAGTACCTTTGAAAACGACAATAAAGACCTTGCGAGGATAGCCGGAAACAAAGCCGTAGACAAATGTATGCGGATTTGGGCAAGGCAAGCGAAACAGTTTGCAGACGAAATAACGGACGCAGCGGTGCTTGATAATCTAAAAGCGCAAGGCTACCAAAAGGTACAATGGCATTCCGAAGAGGATGCAAGGGTCTGCGATATATGTTACGAACGTAACAACAAGATATACGATATTGATAATATTCCACCAAAACCGCATATAAATTGTCGGTGTTGGCTTACAGGAATTAAATGACACAAGGTGTCGGATAGGTTTTTGACATTTTCCCTATCCGGCACTTTTTTCATATGTAAGTTTCCTTTCAGGCGATATTGGCATGATAAAACTGTTGGTTCGATTCCGACAGGTCGCCTTTCGACAGAGAAGTCGTTAAAACGCAACCATAGACAGAGAAGTCTTTAAACGCAAAATAACCGACACAGAAGTCGCAAAAAGGCAAAGGAGAACAAATTATGCAGATTGACACAAGCACAATCGAGGGTTACGCAGACATGACACCCGAACAGAAACTTGCATCACTTGAGGGTTACGATTTTGAGATTCCGAAACCTGACTACACAGGCTACATCAAGAAAGAAACCTTTGATAAGACCGCATCCGAGTTGGCAAAACTAAAAAAAGAAGCACTTGACCGCATGGATGAAGATGCGAGAGCAAAGGCACTTGCCGAACAGGAGTTACAGGCATTAAAGGAACGCAACGCAGAACTTGAAAGAACCTCGCAGATTGCGGGATTCAAAGCAAAGTATCTTGCACAGGGTTTCGATGATGAACTCGCAGAGAGTACGGCAAAGGCACTTGCAGAGGGCGACACAGACACAGTATTCGCTAACACGCAGAAATTTATCGAGAATCACGATAAACAGGTAAAAGCAAGTATGTTAGGCGGTACAAAGACACCCCCGGCGGGCAACGGTCAGACATTAACAAAAGCAGACATTATGAAAATTAAAGACACCGAAGAACGGCAGAAAGCTATTGCAGCCAATCCGCAGTTGTTCGGAATAAGTTAAAAAAGGAGAAAAAACCATGGCAATCACAAAAATTGCAAACATTACTGCAAACGCAAGAGAAATTGATTTCGTAACACGTTTTGCATCTAACTGGCAGGCACTTGCCGAAATCATCGGTATCACAAGACCTATCAGAAAGACACCGGGAACAACACTTGTTTCCTATACTGCATCTATCAGCCTTGAAAATAGTGTAGCAGAGGGCGAGGTAATCCCATTCTCAACCGCATCTGTAGTAGAAGCTGCAAAGTCAGACCTCACAATCGAGAAGTATGCAAAGGCAGTTTCAATCGAAGCCGTTTCAAAGTATGGCGCAGCCGTTGCCGTTCAGAAAACAGACGAAGCTTTCCTTTCACAGTTACAGAGCAATGTAATGGACAGATTCTACACATTCCTCGGAACAGGTACTCTTACAGATACCGCTACATCATTCCAGGAGGGTGTTGCAAAGTCTATCGGTCTTGTTAGAAACAAGTTCAAGTCTATGCACAAGGACATCACCAACGTAGTTACATTCGTAAACATCCTTGATGCTTATGAGTACCTTGGTGCAGCAAACCTTACAGTACAGACCGCTTTCGGCATCGATTACATCGAGAAGTTCATGGGTGCAACAATCATCATGACATCCGAAATCGAATCTGGAACAATCATTTCTACACCTGTTGACAACATGGTTGCTTACTACATTGACCCGGCAGATAGCGAGTTCGGTCAGCTTGGACTTGACTACACAGTATCTGGCGATACAAACCTTATCGGTTTCCATGTAGAGGGCGAGTATGACAGAGCAATCGGTGCAGTATATGCGCTTATGGGCTTTACCCTTTGGGCAGAATACCTTGATGGTATTTCGGTTGTTACAGTTAAGTCTGACGGAGAGTAATCATGTATAAAGTCATTTCCAATTTCACCGACTTAAAGGATGGCAACCGTCATTATAAAGTCGGTGAAATATATCCCCGTGACGGCTACACACCAACGGCAGAGCGAATTGAGTATCTGTTAAGTAACAAGACAAAACGCAAGTCGCCTGTTATCGAAGAGGTAGCCGAAACGGAAGGGGTCGAATCCGAAGATGCTGAAAAGCCGAAAAGGACAAGACGAACAAAGAAGAAACAGTAAGGGAGAGAGCAGACAGTATGATACCGATTGAAATGCTTGCAAAGTTAAAAATTATGACAGGCGAAACAGACGAAACCATACTGTCTGTTTACCTTGAACTTGCCGGAAATATCGTGATTGAAAAGGCATATCCTTTTGATTCAGGCGAAATTACGGAAGTTCCCGAAAAGTATCAGCTCATACAGTTAGAAATCGCAACCTATCTGTATAACAAGCGAGGTGCAGAGGGGCAGACAAGCCATAATGAAAACGGAATCAACCGAGGATATGAAAGCGCATCAGTTCCAGACAGTATGCTCAAACGCATTGTTCCGCTTGCCAAAGTACCTTGTATGGAGGTTAACGAAGAATGAGGGCATTGGAGAGGAATAAGCAGACATTCCACTATGCAACCTACATAGGGAAAAAGCAGATAACAGATGCGCAAGGTTATTACACAGGCGAAACGCAGAATGAGTATTCCTTATGGAAAGAATACAGAGCAAACATATCCGCTGCCAAAGGCGAGAATGTTGCCGAGTTATTTGGTAATTCAGAGGAATACGACAAAGTGATCGTAACGGATAACATGGAATGTGAGATTGACGAAAATACAATCCTTGCGATTGATATTCCTGTCGAGAATCCCGAAACGGAAACACAGACCGCACCCGAATACGATTATGTTGTCAAAAAGGTTGCGAAATCGCTTAACTCAATATCGTATGCGGTAACAAAGGTTAAAGTTGATGATTAAGTGTAGTGTAACAGGAATACCAACGGCGATTAAAGACCTTGTGATATTCAAAAGAAGTCTGCCCGAAAAGGCAAGACAGATGATTGAAAAGTTAGGTCAAGCCGGATATGAGGTAGCAAGTGCAAAGTTTTCTACGGCGATATATGCCGGACTTAACGATGTAATAGTTACCTTGAATTGGGAAAACGATACACTTGCACTTATTGCACAGGGCGAAGCGGTTGCCTTTATCGAGTTTGGAACGGGTACACATTATGCCGAACAGTACCCGAAACCATACGAACAAGACGGACTTGTCGGACGTGGCGAGTTTGGTTATAAACTCGGACGTTTCGACAGTTGGAGATACAAAGGCGACCCAGGTAATGAGGGCGAGGTCATACAACAGGGTCCATACAAGGGTTGGATTAGGA